TAGCAACATAATCACGGCATTCTAAATAATTATCAGGTTTTTCTCGTCTTTTACCTTTATATTTTAAAAAGTTTTGTTCTATTTCTTTTCTAAAATTACCACCACCTGAAATATGTAAACTATAATCATCACAAGCAGTATTCATTTTTACTTCTTCATATATATTATCAAATGTTTTTCTTACATCTAAATTATCCTTTATGGCTTTATTACAAGCTCTGTATACTAATACATCACCATCAACAATACCAATTATCTTATTATTTATAGGATCTCTTTCCTTTTTATTTTTTAATGATTGTTTATAACTTTCATTAAGATTAAATTGTTGTTGTTCAAATTTATTAATGGGTTTCATACCAATTATTTCCTTCTTTAGCATCTCCTGCCATTTGAATATTTAATTCTAATTCTTTAGTAATAAAATCACCAAATGAATAAGATAATATTTCTTTTACTCTTTTAATGTTTTCTGGTTTAGTTTGAACTTGAACTTCATCATGAATTAAACCTAACATATCAACATTTAAATTTTCATCTTTAAACATTTTAAAAGCATTAACAACAGCTGATTTAACTGTAATTGCTTCATATGCTTGTAATAAATAATTTAATAATTTAAATGAAGACTCAGCATATATTTTTCTTCCGTCTAATGCTGGAATAAAACCCATACCATCTTTATTTTGTGTTGTATAAAAAAATTTATTTAATCTATTATTTAATTCTTTTAATCCAGGAAAGGCTACATATAATTTATTTTTAACTTCTTTACCCTTTTCTAGATCCTCAATTCCATTTACCATTTTACCTAATTTAGCAAAACCGGCACCAAAAATTGTAGCATATAATAGGCTCTTAGCTAATTGTCTGCTAACACCTACAATGTCTGCTGTTCTTTGGTGTATATCACCATTTAAAACGTGTTCATTTATATCCTTACTATTTAAATAATGACATAATGCTCTAATTTGATTACCAGCACTATCACAACCAACCATAACTTTACCATCATCAGCTGTAAATAATTCTCTCATTTCTTTTCCAAAAAATGAATTAACATTTGGTACATTTACTATTTTAGAATGTCTTTGTCTAAATGTTGGTGTACCTACATTAAATGCTTCAACATAAACACGTCCATTATTTTCTTCAGCTAATTCAATCCAACCTTTTAAAACTGAATGTCTAGATCTTAAACTATAATAATGTAATATTTGTTTACCTAAGTCACCTTGAATAGTATCAACGCTATCAGGGGTTATTTTAGGTTCACCTTTTGGTGTAAATTGTGTTGGTTTCCAACCACTATCTAATAACATACCTCTAACTTGTTCCATATTACCAAGATCAGCTGGTATCATTTCATATCTTTGAAATGTATCATTACTATTCCATTTATGTGTATCATTAGGTTGTATTTCTTCTCCTAAAAATTGAGATAACATTCTACATGTTACTGAACTAAAATTACCATTTCTAATATATTTAGCTGTTTTAGGCTCTTTATCTATAAATACTTTTCTAGGTTTTAATGTTGGATTAACTTTGTCTTCAATTTTTTTCATTTCAAAAGTTAAATATTCATAATGCTTTTTAGCTAATGATAAATTAAACTTCCATTTATTTTTAACTTGTTCAGAACATAATTCAGCAATAGCATGTTCAGTTTGTAATGCCTTTTTATAAGTAGGTCTATTTGCTATAAGTTCATGTGCTTCTTTAACTACATAATTATAAACTTTATGATTTAAATTTACATCTTGTATTGCATAAATTTTCATTGCTTCTGAATATTTATCAAACTCTTTAAAATCACCTTTAGCATCATTTAATAATTTACCAAAATTACCTAATGAATGTTTTCCTTCTCTTCTATAATTATTCATTTGAGATAATAACATTGTATCTATAAATTTAATGTTATTAGGTTTCCAATTTAATAATTTATGTAACACAACATTATCATAAGCAATAATATTATGCCCAATAAGTACTTCTGCTTTATTTAAATATGGTATTAATTCATTTAACGGTTTACTATTTGGATCATAATCACTAAATGTAACTATTTTATTTGTTTCTATATTTTTAGTAACTGCTATCCAAATATTACTAACTGTATCTATTAAACCGTTTGTTTCAATATCATATATTATTTTCATATTTTAATTTTTCCTTAAAGTAATTATATGCTTGTGCATAAAGCATTTCTTGTGAACTATCATTTTTAAATACTTTTTGAAATTCAACATCATCTAAACCGTGTTCAGATATATGATCATCTCCATTATATCCTGGTCTATTAATACCAACACAAAAACCATATTTATTAATTAATTCTAATTCATTTTTAAACCTAACATCAGGTATAACAATATTTTGTTTTTTACTTTTAATTTTATTTTCTAATACTTTTACCCATATATCTTTATGTAATTCATCTCTAAATGCCATACCAATCTTTTGCATCATATCTCTTGGGGATAAATAAAACCATCCTGGCATAGCCTCTTCTCTAAATATTCTTTCACCTACATCACCAGATAATATTGCTTTATCAATACCAAATGTTTGATGAATAAGATCCTTTATTGGTTGTGCAAATGACATTTTTTCAAATCCAAAACTTGTTTGTAATACATTTGCTACTGTATCTTTTCCTGCACCTTTATATCCTGCAACTCCTATAATCATATTTATTCTCCTTCGTTATAATAAAAATAAGTTTTTTTATCTTGTTCCATACAAGTATGAGCAAATATTGGTTTATTATTATAAGTATAATAACCCCATATATCATAACTACCTGGTTCATAATTTGGATTTTCTTTCCAAACAATTTGTTTCATATAAACATCTTCACAAAATTCACCAGGTGCTACTTTAACAGCTAAATCAATTGAACCACCACTCATAAACCATAATGTTAATATAATTGTTTTCATTAATGAACCGTTTCAACCTTTTTAATTGTATATAAATAATTACAAGGATAATATTTTCTAAATTCCTCATCAATATGAGCTTCTTGAAATATTAATTCTAAATCCTCTTCTTCTAAACCTTTTAAGTCTAATACCATACCAATAGTAATAATTAATTCTATTTTATCAGTATCATTATTCATTAAACCAACTTTTTTACCTTCTAATGGTAAATAATATTTTCTAATTTCAGATTTCTTTTCACCTGATTTAATTAAGTCTAACCATTTTTTATCAATATTAAATGTGTGTAATTTAAACATTTTATCTAACATAATCTCCTATTCTGTAAGGTATAGAATCAGCTGGGCGATTAAACCCAGCCAATACTATTTTATGCTAACTAAATTACGTCTTTATCTGTATCAATTGCAGCAAATTCTAATTTATCTGCATTTTGATATTCAATTATATCCGTAATTTGTAAAGCTAACAATTGTGTTGATATACCTTTTTTACCCATATATTCATACGGTTTAAATTTAACTTGCACATTACCTTTGGATCCGTTTCCAATAGTACTTGTATCAAGTATCGGCTGTAATGATTTATCAACAACAGGTGGTGGTGCAGTATTATATTTACCATCTGCATCGGCATAAATTTTCTTTTTTAATGCCGCAGTATAAACAACCGCTCCATTTTCTTCCGCTGGTTTTACATTTATACCAGCTTTTTTCCAAGCCTCAGCAGCAATCTTGTCTGTAGTTTTTACAGTACAAGAATACTGAGGTGACTTTTTATCAAATCCCATATCAGGATTTTTAGGATCAAGTTTAACCCAACTTAGATCTACATTATTTAATAACATATTATTTTCTCCTTATTATATTATTGAGGCCTTCTACCTTGTCTATTATATTTTTTAAACATTCGTTTTTCGTCTTTACTTTTAGACTTTTTATGAACTCTTACCCGTTTTTTGGGTTTGTCCCGTTCCACAAATGCTTTGAACTTTCTCGCCATATTTACATCCGTTCTCGTCACAAGGACCACAATTTAAACACAAACAATTGCATGTAAATTCGTCCGGTTTGGTTGTGTTTTTACATTCTTCACAACGCATATCATCACGCATTTTATCCTCCTGTTAATAATTAATCTATT